CAATAAACATCATACCTGGTGAGGTAGGAGAAAAATCATTATAAGTATCAGGGAAATAGTTTTTAGCAAACTCTATTAATTGACCTCTAAAGTCGCTAAATTCCCGGTTAATGTATTTTATATCTCTTTCTTGAGCCATTATTGTTCAATGTTTATTAAAATCTCATCTTCTATATCTGTTTCTGATACTCTATATCTTAGATAAAACTCAATAGAGTTTGTATCAGGTTCACTTATAACGTTTAGTTCGAGTATAACTACTCTTGGAAAGTAAACGTTTATCGTATTAGTAATATCTGCTTTTGCTGTTCTTAATAGACCTTCTGTTATATTTTCAAAAAGATAGCTTCTAAGACCGGTACCTAAAAAAGGATTTAGGAACCTCTCACCAGTACCTGTAAGAAGTAGATTAAGTAAGTTAGCTTTGATAGCATCCTTTGACTGGTAAGTGGAATTAAAAACAGCTTTTCCGGATAGAGGTAAAGAAACTCCAATAGCCTTTCTAGGCTGTAAGTCTAATGGATCTATTCTCTTTACATTAAAAGCCATTACATACCCACTCTAAATTTATCCTTTTCTATCGACTTATTGTATACTGCTGCTGCATTTTTTACAAAGCTTAATTGACTGATGTCTATACCGGGTTGAGGACCAGATGGAGCAGACATAGGAACTGAGTTAGAAGTAAAGTTCATTTGACTCATACCTGGTTGTGCTTGGCTACCTACTATGTTCTTAAAGTCATCTCTAGTCATAGACTGCTGGGTCATGTTGAGCATTTCCATAATAGGATCTCCTTTACCTTCAAATTTAGGCTTTTGAACTTTAGGAGAAGGAGCTTCTACAACAGTTTCAGGCTTTGAAGCAGAGGATACAGCTTCAGTTAAAATTTCTTTTATCTCTTCTCTAACTGCTTCTCTTACAGCTTCTTTAATAATATTTTTTAATTGATCTACTTTCATATTAATAAATATGGTTTACTTAAACTTGTGAATTATCTATTCTAAATTTAACTTGACGCTTTAGAACATCTACGGATGAACTGAAAGATGCGTCGCTTTCAAATTTTTTAACACCTTGATCATTTTTAGCTATAGCCTGTCTTCTAGGTGCTCTGGTAAACTCTGAAGGGACTTGTGTAATGGTTATAGCGTAAACTGTACCGTCCGGTCCGGTATAAAATTCTGTACCTGTATCATCAGTCAACTCGTCTTTTAGGTTGTTTTCTGCTTCTAAATTAGTTCCTAACAGGTTATTGAAGTCATTTATACATTGAGCTGCTTCACCTTGAGTACCACTAGCTATTAGAGCTATACATTCAGCAGGAAGCTCGATACCGGCTTGTTCTGCCAATCCGCAAAATTGTAGAATTATATCAACTCTTGAACTTAATTCTGCTGCTTGAGTTAGCAGATTATTTAACGAGCCTGCTTGACTTAGGAGGCTATCTATAGAAGTAGCACTTGTATTAAGTTGTGTGCCAAATTCTTTCACTAAATGAAGAATATCTGAAAAAGTAGAGGTTGCACCGGCTGTTAGTACTAATCCGGGAATAGGCAACGCTTTAAGTATAGGTACGACTGTTAATATGCCCTGAGACCCAACACGTAGTGGAGGAACTATTCTACCTATTCTTGCTAATCTGTCAGCTATATTAGTTGAAAGTTCATTTAATGAATTTAGCTTATTTTTTAAATTTTCTAGTTGTTGTGCAGAGGGACATCCATCTTGCAGATCTCCTTTTATAGACTCTAAGGTAGATTGAACTCTTGATTCGAATTCTCCTTTTAATTTGCCAATTTGTTGAGCAATGGAAGCATCTAGTCCGGTTTCAGGTATATTAACGTATGGCATTATTCTACAAACACTTTTTTAGATTTTAGGGATTCTAATGTAGAGCGAAATGTTTGCAGTTTAGGTAGTATTTCTGAGGAGGCAGCTATAAGTTGAGTTGAGGCGAGAGCTGGGTTAGTGGCAAGTTGATGTGATCTTGCTTGACTCGTTAGTGCGTTTAAAATATCGCTTAGTAATTGAACTGTTATATCTCCTTTTAGTACCGGTTCTTCTGCTTGGGATCCTAAATATACGCTAGGGCTATCTATAGATGTATATTCAGTTGCATCTATGTTTACACTCCTACCGACTACTCCAACTGAGTTAATTGAGTTCAGTAGTAAATTGTCTTGCTTAGAATGTAGGACTATTCTACCACTATCTACTATTACTTGATTCCCTTTAAATATATTCAGACCATCCGGTTTAGTATCTCTATAAGTATCTGCTTTTGTAACAGATGCATTAAGGTTTACTGTGTGGTTAGCTGCTAAGTAGATGGAAGCCTTATCTGTGTTAATATTTTCAACGTAGTTAGTAAAGATGTCGGCATCTTCGTTTTGGCCAACTCTCAAAATAGTAAGAGGTTGTCCGTTGTTTTCGTCATCTGTAAATGGGTTTTTAGGATGTTTGTACCCTGTAAACCTCAAGCTCTGTCCTAATCTACCTTCTAAGTAGAGGTCTCCTGGAAATGGTTGAAGAGTTGCAATGTCTTCTCTCTCAACTACGTCTTTTCCTAGAGTAGCTTCTGTTTTATCTCTAAATACGTCAGGGAGTGCATTGTGGTGAGCGTTATTCCAAAGATTTAGGGGCTTAATGTAGTAATCTCTAGTACTATAAGAAGTTTCGTTAACAGAGTTTGAAGGTTCATTAACTATTTCTACTATTTCATCTATCAGAGGTATTCTCTTTAGTATTGATTCTCCGCAGTATGCAAATGGAAAGCTACTAGAGTCGTCTTCTTCTTGATTGCTTGTAAGAACTTTATATCGAATCCCGTTTATTGCTTCTAGCTTACCGTACTCTTCATAATCTCTATGTGAATCGTCTAGAACTATATCAATAACTCTGGCAAAGACTCTTTCTCGAGTTGCAGCAACAGGTACGTTACCGGAATTAAAAAAACTAGAAGCATTAGCTAAATTAGGATTATAAGCCATCCTCTTCCTCTTCTTCGTCCATTTCTTTTTGGACAGATTCTATTTTTTCTTCAATATCGTCGCTCTCTTCAAGAAGTGCTTGTAATTCTGCTGAATCAAACCAGTCAGAGTCTCCGGTTCCTTTCTGCATAGAAGTTTCAAGTCTTTGAACTATGGTAGCTATCTTAACTAACTGATCGTCATTTTTAACTCCTATTTCAAGATACTCTTTGATCATAGGTACTACAAGAGTAGCATCTCCTACGTCCTCAATCAAAGGTTTTAATTCTGATATAAGAGTAGAGATCTGCTTATCTTTCTTACGGGAGTTATCGTATATCTCAGAAAAGAGGTCGGATAGAGACTTACCTTTAAATATTTCAGTTTCGAATCCCATGGTTTTTACTTATAAATATAACAGGGATATATATTTTATCTATAGACTAGACCTATGTCGTCTCTTTCCTCGTAAAGTTCATAGAATCTATCCTTAAGGGTTTTAATTACTCTGGTAAGGTGAGGGGTCTTGCAGTCGGTCATTTCTCTAATATATATGTAAAGGGCTTTCTTTTTAAAGATTTCTAAATCCTTACGGGTAGAAAATACCGTCAGTATTGCATCAGCGATTTGCTTATCTTGATCTTTGTAAAAAAGTTCGTCTAATTCTTCGTACATAGCTTGAATAAAGAAGTCAAAAAATTCCGATAGAGATAGAGCATCTTCATGTATTATTTCATCAGGAGATTCTACATCTTGTTCGTATTCTTCGAAGGTACCCTTTCTCTTGAGTTTTTTATAGTTTTTATTATTGTAGTTAATTAACCACCGTTTTACTATTGTACCAAAATAAGAATAAGATTTAGCTCCTTTAGTAGGATCGAACTTGTGTATCTTTTCCTCGATCATTAAAGCAATAATCTTGTGCTTTAAATCTTCCACATCGTCTACATCTGTATAGTAGAACTTAAAGGTGTGTATAATGTTTTCTGATAGCTTGTAAAAGGGGTAATGTAAATGACGTTCAAATATTTTAGCTTTTTCGTTTTGATCGTCTGTACTATTGTATGCAACTATATAGTCATCGACCTCTCTAGGCCAGTATTGGTTGTTACTTTTCTTTCTCGGCATTATCTACTTCCTGAGCATATCGGTTAAGGTTTTGTTGGATAACCTTTATTGCTTCAAAGAAAGTACCTACTTCGTCGTCTGCTTGAAAAATACCTCTTTCGTCTAACATGTTTATATGTTCTTTACCTTTGGAGATAGTAGTAGCTATATCTTGTAAATATCTTGTTTGAATTTCGACTGCATCTTCATATGCTTCTACTTTTCTAAGTAAATTATATATTCCATAAAAACTTAGAACTAAACATATAAATAGTAATCCTGCAATTAATTCTAACATAGTTTAGAGATTTTTAATTATATTAGTAAGGTCTTTAGAACCTTTCAAAGTTTTTGTACCTTTAGAAGTTTTCTTCTTAACTACCTCTGGTTCATCTTGTTTACTTCGGTACCAATGATCGTACTCTACTTTAGAAGCTAAATAATCCGCTTGATGCAAAATATTAACAATATTAGTTCTAAATTTAGATTCTGGATTATACGACATGAAGTAAGCTTTATTTGCTTCATCATATATACCATCGTGTAACCTAATCGCTAAGTATTCATTATGAGTTAGTTGAATACCGAATTTCTGCAGGATGTAAAGCGATCTATCCTGAATGAGCATGAAGGGTAGCTCTTTGTTAGGAGTATACTGTTCATTTAGGTTTTTCTGTCTCCATTGATCTGTTTGACGAATGTACCCTTCCTCCTCTCCATCTCCAATCTTACCTAAATCGTGAAATAAAGCAGAAAATACTAGCTCCTCTTCAGTAAAGTTAATATCAGCTCCCATCTTCATCCATAAATCTCTCGTCATAAGAGCACATTGAACTACCCTATTTACGTGGTCTATATAACCACCCGGAAAAGCGTTGTGAAAATGAGATTTACCGGATGCAGGAGCAAGAATCATTTTATCTTCTAGAGAGCTTATCATAGTAAGAACTTGTGCTTTTCTCTCTTTGGATATAAACTTATCGATTATAGCAAGATGTCTTTCCCAATTCTTTTGTATTTGCTCTGCTTCCATCAGTCTTGAGTCTCTCTATTAAGCAAGGTTTGAATATCAGCTGTATCATTTAAAATCCTCTCTACCATATTATAACCTTCCTCAAGTTCATTTCTACGAATATGGTAACCAATCTTTTTTACCTTAGCCTCTACTCTTTCTAATTTAGTTTGAATTGCTTCTTTTGTTTTCATAT